GTGACAGTGTTATATGATGGCTGTGGTGTATCATTACATGGATATACTCCATATTCTGTTAGTGTCTCCTCCGGAATTTCCTTCGGAAAACTTACGTTTGGATTTTCGCGGCGTAGTAAACCCAGTGTGTATTTTACTGCGTTGCCGTTTGTGACTTTAACAAACATATTTTTCTCCTATGCTCTTATATGATATATTGAAACCTGACTGGTTCCAATTAAATTAACTGTTCCGGTGTTGCCCTGATTTCCATCAGGGTCTCTTCTAAAAGCAAGTCCTATTTCATCACCTGCTGTTAAATTATATATTGTAGAAAGATGCACTGACGATTCGTTGTGCCCGCTACCGCTCCTTATGTAACCAGAACTTCCTATTTCTGCTTGCGCTGTTCCATTTATTGTAAAGGCTATTTGTACACTAGATCTTTGAACAGTGCTATCTTGTCTAATTGCTGTAAAAATCAAATAATATCCATCTGCAGGAACAACAATACCTGAAGAAGAAGATGTGTATCCTCCAGTGTTAACAGATAAAGATCCAGTGACAGGAAATACATTTTTAGAAGTAAAAGTTGTAGATCCGTTAATGGTGCTATCCGAAAACAGCGATGCTCTTGTATGAGCATTCGCAGCTGATAACACAAGGTTGGTTAAACTGGATCCATCACCGACCAATGAGCCGGATATATTTCCTGCTGCAGTTAGCGTATTTACGTCAATATTATCATTGACGAGATTTAAAAGTGTTCTTTCTGCCATTAACCTATCCTAAAAATTGAAACAGAACTGTTATCACCCTGCAAAGAAACAGTTCCAGAAGAGCCTAATACGCCTGTTGCTAAACCAATTTCATCACCAGCAGTTAAGTTATACACCGTATCTAAATGAAGTGAAGATCCAGAATGATTACTAAGGTTACGAATATATCCAGTCGCCCCAGTCTCTGCTTGCTGAGTCCCATTAATAGTAAATTTTATTGCCGGTGCTGGTCTTTGATCGTTTGAAAATATTTTAAAATTAACCATACAAAGATATATACCATTTTCTGGTACGACTATTCCACTAACAGATGAAGTAAATCCACCGTCATTATAAATTAGATCAAGTGTTGGTTTAAATGGTGATATATTGGTATAAGGTGTTAAATTTACATTTGGCAAGTCATTTAAATCAGTTTTACAGACAAAAATTCCAAAAGATCCTCCTGGAAGATTTGTTATACCTGACCCATCACCAGAAAACGAAGGAGCTGTTATTGAAGTAACTACCTCAGCATCATTAACACTTACGTCGTCATTTATTAATTCAATATCAGTAGCCATTAAGATATCCTATAGATGAATAAGTGACTGGTATCCGATCCTGTAGCCACTAAATTAACTGTTCCACTTGCAGAGTATTGAGAAAATGCCAACCCTATTTCATCGCCGGTGACCAAATTTAGTACTCCAGTTAGAACTGATGAAGAATCTTCATGCCCACTGCCGTTACGTATATAACTTGGAACACCTTGTAATTCTGAAGCTTGGCTTGCACCATTTACAGTAAAAGTAATAGCCACGGCGGCACGTTGAACACCAGTGTTAAATCTTGTATTTGCGCCAACTATATAAACACCATCGCTTGGAACGACAATTCCAGACGTGGAACATGTGAATCCTCCAATATTGAGTTCTAATCCTCCAGCAGTTGAAGGAAATATATTTTTTTGGACAAAGGAAATTGAATCATTAACAGTACTATCCGCTGAAAGATATGCCAAGGCTGAAAACGTGCTGGGAGGATTTACGGTAACATTCGTAAGTTGAGAGCCATCACCTGAAAACGTACTTGCAGTAACAGTGCCCGTTGATGTTATTGAGTTAGCAATAATATTTTCGTTAGATAAATTTACGTCAGTACTCATTATACACCTATCACATTTTGACCTTGATAAAATCTCATGCCGGACAGCAACGATCCTTGCCAATTTTCAGAAGAACCATTTCCTGCAATACTACCGTTTGAAGTACCCCATCCGCCGTCATCTCCACCGGCGTATTGATTATTCTCAAAGGATCCATTAGCGGCTGTATCTTGCGCTATAATTTCACCGTTAAACCACAGTGTAGCTCTACCGTCAACCCTAAATTCCCACACTATTGTTCCTGATCGGCCAGCAAACTCTGTGGCATTAAAAATAGCTTCTGCTTTACCTGCGTCGGTTACTCCGTTATCTGAACCACCATCACCGGCCCGTATAACAAAACTGGTGTTGTCTGATAGTATACCAAGATATGACCCTTGACCACTACCACCGATTTCAAACAATACTCCTGCAGCTAATGGGTTCGGAAATGTTATTTCTCCGGCAAAAACCGCATCAGTTTCGCCCCCAGGTAAATCAAATTCATCAAAAGCGGCAGTTGTACTCGTAAGAGTCAAACCTTCTTCGGGGTTAAAAAGTTCTCCGCTTGCACTGGCTAACATCCATTGTCTCATTATACAAGTTCTCCAAGCGCAGCACCATATAGATTTGTTCCAACTTTCCAGACATGCACCACATTGATGTTACCTGTACTCAATTCTGGTGCAGTTCCCCGCGTCCATTGAATTGTAGGCCACGTAATAGTTGCAGCAGCAGAGTTATCAATGTGAAGTGTTAGGAATTCACCACTTGATAAGCCGTCAGTTGGAGTAGAGTTACCAGGTAGTGTCCATGTAACAATAGTTCCGTTAGTTGCTGTCAACGATGGTGTAGACCCACTGAGAGTTCCCACTGCTTCTACATATTTACCGGTGCTTGTAACACCACCTACGGTAATCTCATTTGTAGTAGCTGAACCTCGAGTGGTTACAGTGTTTAATGTATCAGTCTCTGTTGTAGAAACAGTTTCTACAGCCGCACCTAGGTCAATAATAAAATCAATTACATCACCTGTTACAGGAGCAGGAATAAATGTGATGGTTGAACCACTAATAGTAAATGCATCTCCAGGAGACTGGGTAACACCATTTAATGAAACTAGCAGAGCATTGATTGATGATGGAGTATAAGCACTAGCTAAAGATGTAAGATTATACGTACCCTGTCCATTGACTACTGTAATAGAATCAAGTTTAGTAGGAAGAAAAGAGCCTCCACCACCGCCCCCAAAGAAACTACTCGTAGTTGCCATTTTAATATCTCCTTATGAAAATGCCCAGCCATTGCTGGCGTCTATATATGTTAATATTGTTACAAAATATGCTGTATCAATTGTTAAGTCCTCACTGAGGCCCATTATATTATTCCCGTTTCTAAGAATTGAACTTGTAGTATCTCCAGCAATCTCAGACACGCCTACTCTATCACCTACAGAAGGGCTTGAAGGCAGTGTCAGCTGTACTCCAGCAGCACTAATGTAATAATGATTACCAGAAACAGCTGTAGTATTAGAAGATATTATGTTAACATCTAGCGAGCCAGCTCTTGAATCAACGTAGCCTTTACTTGCCGCATCAGTAGAATCTGTGACTGTATCAATGCCTTGAATTCTTCCTGTACCGTTCAGTACAAGACTTCCTCCTGATATAGTAACGATACCTGCACTTGAAATATTAAATCTTTCACTGCCACTAGTACATAACTTCATAGTGTTAGTACTGTTATCATACTCTACACGTCCCGAGCCGGTATTGGCGGTATCACCCATACGGATTTGAGACGTGCCGGACGTACTGGACGTGGCGGCGATGATCGCACTGCCCGTGGAGTTTTCCACTTCAAGCTGGTGTGCCGGGGTACTTGTTCCGATACCTACGTCACCTGTGCTGGTTACGCGCATACGCTCAGAGGCATCAGTCATAAGCACTATATTGCCCGCGTCCTGCGCCATAATCTGTAAGGCACCAGTACCTCTGTGCTGAATCCGGCTCAGAGTATTCGGCCCGCCGTTATTCCTAATTACACGAAGACCATAAGCTGGATAGGTTGTATCACCTACGAGGTCGATATAACTGAAACCATTACCTGTCCTTCCAGAACCCACTAGTAGATATTGAGAGTCTGTTGATTGTCCGCTAAGACGAATATTCCCAGCTACGTCTAGGCTTTGACCGGGGGTTGAGGTTCCAATACCAACATTACCACTGCTGTCGATGCGCATGGCTTCGGTCGAACCACTTGCGCCGGTATTAAAAATATGATTTCCGTTGTTGTTAGTGTACTCAACAGCCCCCCCATTGAAGGCATTTTTTATAACTAAGTCTTCGTCAGCGGTATATGTAATTTCAGCGTCGTTTGTTCCAACGCGCGTCCAGTAAATACTAGCTGACTCAACGCCACCTCTGCCGAGTGAAATTTCACCGGGATTGCTGCCCCCATCTTCACCAACAGTAAGGAGATGAGCGGGATTACTTGTTCCGATACCTACGTTGCCACTGCTGTCGATGCGCATGACTTCACTGCTATTTGTAAGCAGTCTTAGATCTGATGCGTCCGTTGTCCCAACATAACCAAGCCCACCAAGTATGCCTACAGCCATAATTCCAGAAGTGCCTTCGTATCTAGCATAGGCGCTGGTAGAAGTGGTTGACCTAATTCGGTGCATAAGAGAATCACCAAGTTGGTCAAGTTGAATAACAGGCGAACTTGTTCCGATACCGACGTTACCTGTGCTGTCGATGCGCATGACTTCAGTAGCAGAAACCTGAAAGCGGTGGGACCCCCCACCGTTACGGTAAATAAAGGAATCATTAGTGTGTGCGTACTGAATAAACCCTGCGTTGAACGCAGTAGTGTCACCAAAAAACATTTGGCTAAACCCAGCATCTTGTGCACGTAAAAATAAGTTTGTATTACCGCCAGTAGACCGAAAGTTTACGCTAAGATCAGCACTATCCTCAACATGAAGTTTTTGAGCCGGGTTAAAAGTACCTATACCTAAGTTACCGCTAGAAGCATCAAATCGTGCACCGACAGTAACCCCATCGTCTTCGATAAAGTCTATGTCGCCGTTGGATATAACGCGGAACGCTTGAACACTATTAGCAGCGTCACTACTTGCAGCATCACCACCTACGTATACGGCGTACCCCCCGCCAGAGCACCTGATACGGTTGGACCCGCCAGTATCAGACATAATCATGTCAGCGTTTGTGCCGCCAGTATCATTTAGAAAGAAGCCCGAGTTGAAGCTACCTTCAATATGAAGCGGGGATAGAGGAACGTCAGTACCAATTCCTACCCGATTACTAATTGAATCTGCATATAAGGTATCAGTATCTACGGCCAGTCCATTAGCAATGCTTAACGAGCCGTTTAATGTGCCAGATTCGTCACTACGTAAAAAACTACTACTGTTACTACCATCAAGTAGTTCTGCGTCTGCAGCCTTACCTGTAGTACTTAACTTTTGGTCTAGCGCTGTTTGTAGCCCGTCTATGTTACTAATTACGTGATTATGAGAGTTGTCCTGAACAGATGCTGTTAGAGTAGTGTTACCAAGATTTGTAAATGTAGCACTACCTGTTAGGTCGCCTGCTAGAGTAAGGGTAGGACTACTATTGGCAGTAGTAGTTAGGCTGACATTTTGAGAACCATTAAAATCAACATTACCTGTAATAGCTCCTGTAAGAGCAATATTACGGGCTGTTGTTAGCGTATCAGCAGACCCTTCTAGTCTCGGAGCAGTAATATTACCTGTAGTAGTAATAGCGCCAGAAAGTAACAAGTTATTACTTTCTTCGTAAGATATATCAATAGAAGAGTTTGATAAAGAAGAATAAAAAGTTACAGCTGGCGTAGAAACGCCTAGTTTTGTTTTAAATTGTTTTTCTGTCACGGTTCACTGTCCCCATTTATATACTTTTTATTTTAATTAGCTAAGCCTCACTGTATTAAATAATGAGACGCAACTGTTATCTTTTTATTAGCACTTCCTCCAGCAGAAGATATTGTTACAACGTCAGAACCATCTATAGCAGCGCTAAAGGTAGCTAAATCAGAAGAGCCTGTATGTATAACACCGTATTCTGTAGTATAAACGCTACCACCATCGTGAATTACTAAAATCTTAGATAGCTGATATTCTGAGTTGGTCACATCTTGCACCATCATCAATAACTCTACCCCTCTATAGGTAGCCCCAGGAAAAGTAAATACTGTAGTAGAACCACTACCAACTCCACTGCTAACATTTGAGCCTAGCTGTAGTTGCGTATTTAATATTGCTCGGTCAGCAGAGATATTATCATTAAAAGTTACCGCACCCGTAAATGCGGTAGACCCATCGCTAATGCTTGATACATTGTCTTGTACTGCGTTAACATTAGCAACTATAGTATTTACAGAAGTTTCAAGCGAACTAACGTTAGAAGAAACGGTATTTATATTAGCTGTTGATCTAGTGTCGATTGCAGTTACGTTAGACTCTAATGAGCCAATCTGAGTAGATAAGGTAGCAGCAAAATTAGGGTCATCACCAATTGCGTTAGCTAGCTCGTTTAAAGTGTTTAAAAGCTCAGGAGAGCCGTTAACCACTTCAGCTATTTTAGTATCTATATGTGTGTTAGTGGTAAAAGTAGAATTAGCAAAAGTACCGAAAGAAACAAGATCGCTAGAAACGCTCGCTACATTGTCTTGTACTGCGTTAACATTAGCAAATATAGTATTTACAGAAGTTTCAAGCGAACTAACGTTAGAAGAAACGGTATTAGTATTAGAAATAACGTTTGATACTGCAATATTTAAATTGTCTTGTACTATAGAGGCAGAACCTTCAGCAATAATAGAAGCTACATTGTCTTGTACTTGGTTAAGCTCAGTAGTAAGGGCTACAGTGTCCCCAGCAACGCTTAAGGAGTTTGCTGTGTAATCAAAAACAAAACCTCCTGTACCAGAGGTTATATTACCTCCTACTATTAATCCTTTTTTAACTTTAAAATCTTTTTGAGCCATTATATATTCCTTAATTTATAAACTGTAATACAGTAATCGTGTTGTCGCTACTCTCTGCTGATACAGTTAATTCGACATTATCTCCGTTGAAATCTGCAGAAAAAGTGGCTATAGGATTAGTACTTGTATGTACTATTGCGTATTCAGTTAGATTTATAGTAGACGTATCGTGTACTAATAGTATCTCAGATGCCTGATGCTGTCCATAAGTTAAATCTTTGATATTTACAATAAGCTTGGCACTATTAAAAATATTTTTATTTCTGGAAAAAATTGTTGATCCTGAAATAGACACATTAGGTGTAAGAGTTTGCTCAAGCTCAAAGTTTCCAAGATTAACTGTGTTTGTAAATGTAGTAGCCCAAGGAAATGTTATAGCGCCCAGGTTAGAGTTAGCTGTAGAAATAACATTAGCGCTAGTGCTTACGCTATGAGTGTTATAGCTATAAAAAGTATTATCAGCACGGCGAGTTTCTACACCTACAATACCATCATTACTAGCAAAAGCATTATTAGAGTAAGCAGCAAAGTCTACTAATGCAGAGTCAACTTCTTGTATACTACTGCTTAAGTTACTATACGTTACATAGTCGTTTGCTGCAGCTACTTCATTAATGGCAGCAGAAAGCTTAATTCGTTTTGTTTCGTTAGCACTTATATCTACTATAGGAACAACGTCTACGCTGCTTAACGTATTGGCAAAAAGCTCTGATAATGCTGTAATTTTTACATTGGCCATTTATTTCTCCAGCTATAAACGAATGTCAATAGCATCGCCGCTTTCTGTTAATATTATATTTCCGTTGTCATCTACAAGTAGGACTGGAATAAATTGTTCTAATCCTAAATGATCACCATTCTCGGCTAATAGTGGTTCTCCGGCTTCAGTACATAAAAAATCAAAATAACGAGAATCTTCAGCGCGTATTGCTGCACGGCGTTGTTTAGTGGTTACTGACAGACCGAACTTAAATACGCCTAAACTCATTAATCACGCTCGCTTAAATATAAAGTCCCCGCTTCACTTAGAGCGATGCACGCTACGTATCTTGGGTTGTCAGAAGGTCTGGTTTCTGCACCAAGCGAAATATCATAAGGCAGTCCAGCAGGCAAAAAATGAGAAGTAGCTGTACTAGCGATTACATCTTCATCACCGATTTCAATGAACGCATCAACGCTAGAATACAGTGTCACTACTCTAACGCTAGGATGCACTGCTGCACTACGTGCAGAGCTAGCATCTACAGCAATTTGTTGGCCGCCTCCTGGACGAAGTGCTAGTACTGGAATAGGTGCGTTAGCATCATCGCGAGGTTGTTTACTCATTCAAGTAAATCTTTCATTAGCTTGTCATAGTTATTTATCTGTACGGCAACTGCAGGGCCACGCTCTTTAGGCTTTACTGTAGCCTCAACTTCGTTGAGATGCTTCATCCAATCAAGTAAATCTTTTTTAGAGTATATTCCTGTTTCAAGTGCTTCAGTCATTTTTTGATCAATCACTGCGTTAATAATTTGCATACGTTTGACACGGTTAAGGTACCCTTGTGTAGCAAACACTGAATCTACATAAGCTTTTACTTCACGCTTTTCAAGCACGCTAGTTACTCGATCTGTAGATATGCCATAATCTCCAGCTATTTCATCTATTGACTTACCGCTTAAATAGTCATTTGCTACAGCTAGCAGCACAGGATCAAGCGGAGGAGACTCTAGAGTTTCGTTAAGAGCGTCTACTGTTGTTATTGGGTTCATACCTTTACCTCGTATGTTAATTGTAGGGTCATGTCTATAATGCCGTGCGGCTCAAAAAGTCCTTCATCTGTACGAACAGAGAGGATACGAGCTTCGTGCAACTGCAAATCATACGCGCTAAATGCATCTATAGACTGCTCAATACGTCTAGCGTATAGCTCTGCTGCAGAGATAGCATCTGAGTCGTACGTATAAGCACGTATATCAACAGCAAGCTGCCCTAACCTAGCATTATCACCATAGTGAAACCGTGTTTCGCTGCGTGCTGTAAGGCATATAGCAGGAAAATCATTTACTTCATGCAAGAATGCCAGCCTGCGAGTTATATTGCCGCTCAATACAACGCCACTATCAACTAAATGATTAATAAGAGCACGTATAATATCAGTTCGTTTGCTCATAGCTTATCTCAATTTGCACGTCGCACACTCCATAAGGGCTTAGCAATCCTTCATCAGTACTTATTTGTGTAACACGAGCGCTGTAAACACCGTCAACGCTTTTAGCAAAGTCATCTACTGCAACTTCTATAAGCCTAGCCAGTTCTTCACTATCATCAATAGAGTCTTCTTCTGCAGTTAGCACATATCCTCTTATTAATTGTTGCATAGTGAGCAGACGCTGTCCAGCTCCATAATGTGTATAATCTACTAATGGGGTTCCGCCTATACAAATGCTCGGAAAATCATTAACATCATTTAAATAGCGATAGTTGCGAAAACACGGAGCGATAATGCCGAGAGCCTCAACCAAACTATTAAGTATTTCATTACGTTTTGTCATAACAAATATCGCCTAAAGATTAATATTAGTGCAAATATCACTAGCACAACTTAATTCTAGTATACATACTGCAGAATTAAAAGTCAAATATATAAGTTTGAACGTAGTTCAATAGCGGGAGGGGTAAAAACCTTTAAAAGGTTAATGATGTCTCCCTAAAATTTTTAAAAATTTATTGGTCGAGGCTCTGTGGGTGTGCGCCGCGCAACCGTAGGTTGCATAGTCCTGCTAACCGCCCCTATAGGTTGTGCCCCCTTAGAGAGGGGCACGGTAGGGTTTGGGCTTGCGGTAGGGATTGCGCTCAACCTTTCCGCGTTCAACTTTATCTTGTGCGTTCCAATAAGCAATCGCCGCATCGCAGTAAGCAAACCATACCGCCCGGTTAGTTTCAACCGCTGCGCGAGCACCATCGTTTGGTGTCGCGTAGGTGGCAAACTCAGCGTTGGCGCTGCGCAGAGCACCGTTGCAGCGGTCACACATCAACCGCAGGTTGACCAGATCAAGTGACCCGCCACGCGCTTCTGCTACCACGTGGCCCGTATCAAAAGCGTCCCAAGTGCCGCAGCATACGCAACCCGTATAGGTGGAGCGGACCGTGTTTTTGATTTCGCGAGAGATGGTCAGTTTGGGCATTGTGGCCTCCGTTGCTATACACCTAATATAGTCGCAGCCGGGGCGCTTTGCAAGGGGTTAAACGCGCTTTTTTATATTTTTTCGTTCAATGTTAGGTTGTGCGTATCGCCTGCATACAACCTAAGCGGGAGCACGCGCCAGAATTTTAGCACAGACGCTAGGTCGAGGTCAACCCAGAAAATGCGCTAACACGGAAAACTTTTTTTGCCTAGACGCGTATTTTTTTCTTGCAGCCTGCCGCAAAGACCTGTAAGGTCTAAGCATAGGCAACAGGAAAGGAACCCTGCCATGAACACGATCACTCTCTCTGGTTACATCGCCCGCGAAACAGACAAAGCCATTGCGCTTGTCACGCTGCCCCTCGACGGTGAACAGAAGCCCCTCTGGGTTCCTCACTCTAAGGTTGTGAACCTGATCGAACGCGATACACTTGGTGCAACGGTTCAACTGGCAGGCGAGAGCATCCGCCGCCAGACTACGCCCGCCGAGATCGAGATCTGCGCGGCGTTTGCCGCCAAGGTGGGGGTGGCGTGAGCCGCCCCGAGGCGGGGAGCATTCCCCGCCTCTAGTTAAAAGTCGAAACTCGAAACAGGAAAAAAACGATGATGCAAGCAATCTGGGAAATCTATGTAGAAACAATCGGTGCAATTCTTATGACGCTGCTACGCATTGCAATGTTTCTAGCAGATCATGGCGCTGCCGGTGTTGCCGCTGGCTTTGTAGGTTGTGTTGCCGTTATTGTGCTTATTACCGCAATCGCTTACAAGCTAGGATAAATCAATTAAATCAAAGGGTTAGAGGGGTCGGCGCCGCACACTCTAAGCCTTTGAAATCACACGCTTTTTAGCGCCGCAGGCGCCAGCTCAACCTTAGGTTGTGCTGGTCAAAGCGCACACGCCTTAAGCGTGTAAACGCGCCAGTATAATGGAAGTAGGTTAGAACGTCAAGCAATCTTTTTCGTTTTTTTACGCTTTTTTCTATTGAAGTCTCCGACGTTTATCCCTATATTCTATGTATAGGCAGACAGGAAAGGAACCTTGCCATGACCACGATCACCGGTTACATCGCCCGCGAAACTGAAGCCGCTGTTGCTTTTGTGCAACGCCCGCTGACGGCTGACATGAAACCGCTCTGGATTCCGCGCAAGAAAATTGCGTCGCTGATCGAGCGCGACGATCTGTCCGCCAACGTGCAGCTTGCAGGCGAAAGCATCCGTCGCCAAGCTATTCCGGTTGAAATCAACATTGACAGCGAGTTTCTCGCAAAGGTTGGGTGGGCGTAAGCCCACTCACCCTAGAGTTGTGACGCGCCATTTTAACGAATTTAGTGGGCGTGTCAAGGGCAAAAAAGATTTATTTTTTGCGAGAAAAGTCTTGTAAGTCTAGGCAATCGCGCCTATATTGAATGTATCAGCAACGGAGGCTCACATGGCACGCAAGGCAACGATCACTAAGGCAAAGCGGGATAAGGTTCTGGCCCGTGACAATTATATCTGCCGCGCGTGCGGGTTCGGTGGTTCGGCTGCATATGCGCCGTTTCTGGACGCGGATCACGCGATTGCAGAAAGCAACGGCGGCACAACCGATCTGGACAATCTGCAATGCCTTTGCAAAGCTTGCAATGTGGCTAAAGGCGGGCGCGACTGGACTTTTCCCGTTAGAGTTGCAAACACGTCGGAAGAGGTATGGGCACACAACCATAAGGTTATGGCCAACGCGTTTCTCGCGGATACCGCGAAACGCCTTCGCAAGCTGAGGTGACACGCGTAGGTTGTGCCCCGAAGCGGGGCACACGCCTGGGTTGCGCCCAGGCGCCAGTCGATAGTCGAAAGTCGGAAGTCGAATGTCGATTAACCTTTGATTGTGCCAGTTGATAGTTGAAAGTCTAGAGTCGAAAGTAAATTCGCTTTAGTATCAATGAGTTATCACGTGCAGCGCCCCGGCGGTTAACGCCTTGATTTATAACGATTCTTTTTACTTGCAGCAAGCAAAATACTATGCGATAAAGAGTTATCAGCAACGAAGGAGGCCACAATGGCAAAAAGCAAAAAAGGTTCCAGCAAGCGCAGCACTCACCCTGTCAAGGCAGGACGCAATCGTGCTCCCAACCTCGTCAGCTACCGTGATCGCGATGGCAAGCGTCACTGGAGTATCAGCAGCTCTCAATCGTAAGGTTTACCATGAATAGTATCAGAGACGGCCCCTAATATACACCCTTAATTAAAACTTAGGAACAAACTTAGCGCGTGGATAATATAATGACTAATAAGATACGAGACTCGACCTAACAGGTTAAGCAAGTTCTCTGGCAGTAGCAGCAGAACTTTTAGAAATGCAACACATAAAAAGCCTTAGTTATCAAAGAGATAGCTAAGGCGGCGCCCTGGTGGCTAAGTGTCTACAAACAAAAGACATTTTGTTCTTGCCCAGCGCTTAAAAATATGCGATAAATATTTATCAAAAGGAGGATCTACTATGATTGGACGTTTTGTTATCTGGGTCGAGGATGAATATGGCAATATCTCTCGTGCGTTCACGTGGAGCGGTGTTGCGGCAGAAGGCATTGCCCGTGCTCGGGTAGATGCTCTTATTCGTGGTATCAAGCCTGCTGATATTTGGGCAACGCCTATTTCCAATGCTGCAAGGCAGTTCGCATGAAAACGCTTGCATTTATTCTCGCTTTGTTCGCTGGTGGCGCTGCTGCCAGCGAACAACACTGCCTTGCACTCAACATCTACCACGAGGCGCGGGGTGAAAGTGAAGAGGCCCAAATAGCGGTTGCGCATGTAACTCTTAATCGCGTTGCCTCGCCACGCTTTCCCAATAACATCTGTAGCGTTGTAAAACAAGCAAAACGAGATAGCACAGGAAAAATCATTCGTCACCGTTGTCAATTTAGCTGGTTTTGTGATGGTGCGTCAGATACTCCTAAAGAGGCAGATGCTTGGGCTCGTGCGCAACGCTTAGCTAGCACCGCTATACGCTGGTATGCAGTGGGAGAAGACTTTTCACTAGGAGCAACTCACTATCATGCGGTTTATGTTCATCCATATTGGGCTGAGGCCTTTGAACACGTGCTGACTCTTGATAAACACATATTTTATCGTTAAGTCTCAAGCAGTTAGGCGCGGAGGCGCCCCGGCAGCTAAGCTATTGATTTAGAACAGTTCTTTTTACTTGATTGCTTCGCATGGATATGCGATAAGGGGATAACAGCAACGATAGGACAAACAAATGGCTGCAAATATCAATGGACCGATCAAGAACAATGCTTTCACACTAATCTTTCGTGATAGCGAGACAAACGAAATATTTACCCACGAATTTATGCACCATGAAGAGCATATCTACGGAGACGAACTTGACAAGTTTTTGCTCTTACCTGCTGCTGAGATGCTGGAAGAAGCTTTCATTGATAGCAGCGATGAAGAAGACATTCAAAACTTTGCTGATACGCTAGAAGCTATCGCGGTTATAAAAGGGCACCCCGACGTTGAAACGGTAATGGGTCCAAGTTCTGACTATAACCCGCACTTGGATATTTTTGGAAAACCAATTCTCAGACTTATCTGACAGAAAAAACCCTGCATAATCAAGCGGTTATGTAGGGGGGCGCCCCGGGCGCTAACCCACTGAAAACAAACAAAATTTTCCTATTGCATTCCTGCTTTTTATATGCGATAAAGGCTTAACAGCTAAGGAGGCTCACACATGAAACGCATCGTTATTTTTGATCTGGATGAAACGGTTGTCGATAGCGCCCATCGCACGCCCAACAATCCTGACGGGACGTTGAACCTGCCGCTCTACCTGAGCATGAAAACCCGCGAAAACACTATGCTCGACGGTTTGCTGCCGCTGGCTGAATTTTGGCGGTCGCTTGACCTATCCGAAACCTATGTGATCGTTTGCACGGCTCGCACGTGGGCTGACTTCGATCAGGAGTTTCTGGACAAGCATGGGTTGCACGCTCACAAAATTATCGCTCGGTTTACTGAGGCAGAAAAAACAATGCGCGACCCAGAGTTGAAGCGGCGCGGCTTGTCTCGCCTATTCAATCTCAAACAGTTTCGCAACCTGCCGAAATACATGTTTGATGATGCTCGCCCTGTGATTGCAGAGATGCGCCGTATGGGTCTGACGTGTCTCAACGCTCACAAGGTCAACCAACGGTTGCAGGCTTGAAAAAGCCTGCAATATCAGGCACTTAGGTGCCGCGGCCCCCGCGCTGGCAAGCCCTTGAAAATAAACACTTTTTTCTTGCTTGACTCGCTCGCATGGATATGCGATAACAGATTCATCGCAGCAAGGAGCACACGCCATGACCTTTTATTTTATCTGGAAAGCTGTCAATGTTAAGCACAACGAAATCGTGGCTATGTATGAACAGGCCATCTATGGTAAGAATTTAGTTGACGCGGTGGACACTTTTACAACCTTGCACGGCGATCTGTGGGAAGACGAAAACGGTAACGTGCTGGAAATTGTATCAATAAAGGAGGTGCGAGAATGAAACGCAAAACGCCAAAACCCCGCGATCCATTTGTGCAACATCTAGTTGTAAAAAAACAAGGTGCACATGTGAAGAGTGCAAAAGCTCAACGTGCGCGTGACAAATCGAAGTTGAAGCGAGGATGTTATGAATGAGCGAGAACAACTTCTAGCACGTATAAAACTGGCACGTGACAACGTAGAGGCGAGTAATAATCCGGCAGAACGCAAAGTATGGATTAGGTTGCACAACAAATATGTCGCACGGCTGAACCGCCTCAAGCGCGAGGCGTAGCCTGCGCCGGTGCAAAGTCGGGAAGCGAAGTTCGAAAGTAAACACAAAAAAACGTGCATTATCAATACGTTACTAGTCTGGGCGCCCAGCGCCCTAAACGCTTGATAATCAACAATTGTTTTTACTTGATTGCTTCGCATGGATATGAGATAAGAGTTTAACAACAAAAGGAAAGACTAATGAGCGTGATACAGCAAGGACGTAAATTAGGGTATACGCCTGCACAGGTTCGTTCATTGATAAATGAACAGCGCCTATATAACGAGGTGCTGTCGTGTGATACGCTTGAAGATATCAAGATACTGCTGATGCACTGGGTTGAACAAGGAAAGGTACGATGAAAGAGACACAAACCTTCTCACATTACGGCCCAGGAGGTCGCAATTGTGTTTGTTGCGGTCCTAGCCCTAAAAATCGTAAATCACATGATCGCACAATCAAGCGTCGTGTGAAGCAGTGGGTGAGAAAACAAATAAAAGAGACTCTAAAAGATCAATAAACACAAGGGGTTAACCACCCCGGCGCCATAACTCTTAAGAGCTTGATAACTAAAGAAACTTTTATCTTGCAGCAAGCGAAACAATATGAGATAAAGGCTTATCAAAAGGAGAATACTATGAAAGATGGATGGGAATATCACGAATACGTCAGTTTCCTCAATCACCTATTTTTGCAAGAGTTCATCGACTTTGACTATAAGTCGAGTGGATCAACTGCGGCAGCGCTGGAGACTATTGAATGAGATACTCAGAAAGCAAGGCTCGCAAGCTAAAACGTATGTGGTTGCTGCGTATTTTTAACGCACTAGGAATGATTGCGTGGCGCAAAGACGACTACGGACAGGCAAAACAGCATTTGCGTATGCTTCATCCACTTTCTTGGGTGTGGTTTATTGCGGTGACCGTCTTCGGAGTCTTTGCGCAAGGCATTCCAGAGACTTATCGCGATATGCGGGATAGTTGGCGCCGCGACATGGTCTGGTTTTAGGCAACAAAAACAAGGGGTTGGAGGCCCCGGCGCCCCGGCTTCTAACCCATTGAAAACGCGTCATTCTTTTCGCTTGCAACAACCCTGATTATATGCGATAAACAATTAACAACGAAAGGAAAGCTGATGGCAAAAAAACTGAAATATCGTGAAATGATGCCTTGCGGTAAATGCGCAGTATGTGGTATCAACCTTTGGGCAGAGCATGGAAATCAGCCTGCCCCGCACACATACCCGTGCCGCGTTGAAAACTGCGCGCACCCATCAACTGCTGCGGTAGTGCATTTTCCGCGCTCGCTTACGGGCAACTCAACTGCAATGATCGAGGGCTAACATGTTTGGAATGATAGGAACGCTGGGCGTAATTGTTCAAATGGCTGCGCTTTCATTTGGATATAGCGTAAAACTTGCTATGGTTATTGGGCTTGCCGCGTGCGTGGCATGGATTATTCACTCAGTCAAACAAGGCGATGGTTGGCTTCTTACAACCAATGCGGTAGTCGCAGGCTTTGCAGCATGGGGATTAAGCTAATAAAAACAAGGGGTTAATCACCCCGGCGCCCGACGCGTTAACGTCTTGATTTTACTACATTCTTTTGCCTTGCGTAGTCTAAAGAAATATGTGATAAACAATTAACAAAAGGAGGTGTTAATGCTTTATGCCCTGCTAGACGATCTGAGAAAACAATACGATATGGACCATGATGACCGCGTTCTAGAAGCTATTCGCGCAGTAGAAAAGGAGATTGCCAATGAAACGAGGAACTGAAACGTTTGAGACTGCGCTGATTATTGTCAGCGTAATCGCAGGGCTAGCGCTAATGGCGCACCACTACATCACTTTTAGTTAAGGAGAAACCAATGACGTATGAACAATGGATGCAGGCTGTAAATGTTATCGTAACGGCTGAGTGTGGGTTGTCGGTAGACTGTTTGCCCGATTGGCTGAGCCGCGATGCTTATGATGATGGGCTTAGCCCAAAAGAAGGTGCTGAAATCTGCCTTGAACAAAGCGGTTTCTACGAATACACCTAGAAAAAACCCTGCTATGTCAATAGCATAGCGGGGGCAGCGCCCCGCTCGCTAAGCACTTGATAATAAACGCTTTTTTAATCTGGAAATAAACCCTAAGTCCTTGTATTCGCTGCATTCTTTTCTCTTGCTCGATGCTTTGTTTTATGTGATAAAGACTTATCAGAAACAGTCAGACATAGGAGAACAAAATGGCTGCACAACCCAACTACACCCCCGAACTTACCGCCGCTATCGTGGAACAGTATGAGTCCGGCACGGACGTTGAAACCATTGCTGAAAGCATTGGCAAGTCGGTCCGCTCTGTCCGGTCCAAGCTGGTGCGCGAAGGCGTCTATCAGGCACCGGAAAAGCCGGTGAAACAGGTCAAGCCGGAAGGCCCGACCAAAAAGGAAATGCTGCGCGAGCTTGAAGAACTCGCACCCTTTGCGGTTGAAGGCTTCATGGGCGCAACCAAAGCGGCAATCGCTGCTCTGATCGACCACCTGCGGGATGAAGGCGCAGAAAGCGTTGCCGCTGATCCGGCAGACGCCGAAGGCGATGCCACGCCCGAAGGCTGGGACGTTGCTGAAACTGCGGTTGACGAAGCCGCCTAAAAATTAGGCGGGGCTGCAAGGCCCTGCCACTATGGCCCGCGCAAGGTGCATCGTGTCTAGGGGAATCGCCTTAACCTAGAACCGTTGGCGAGCGGTTAGATTGCGGTTCGAGTCCGCAGCGGGTCAACCCTAAAAAAGCTAACCATATCAATGGTTTAGGGCCGGAGGCGCCCCGGGCGCTAAGCCCTTGAAAATAAATGCTTTTTTACACCCCATTTTTCTGCTAAGCCTTTGTTTTTACTGCATTCTTTTTTCTTGCAAACACCCTCCGCGCATGGCATAACAGTCTTAAGGAAACGCAGACAAAAGGAAACACTGCAATGGCTAAGAAACCCACCCTGTTCGTCACTACTGATATTGAAACCACTCTCAAAAAGCGCATCGCGTTCGATATTGCTTGGAAAATTCACGATAAGCGCGGGCGGGAGTATGGTCGCGGATCGTATGTTATCCGTGAAGCGTTCAAGCTTGATGTTCCGTTTTTCAAGGAAAAGCTGGGCCACTATTTTGATGACGCTTATTCGCATCTGATTGAACCGGCCAGCATTTTTGAGGTGCGGGAAGAATATAACGGGCAGATTGCACAACTGCAAGATGCAGGGCACCGCGTGATTGCGTGCGCATACAATGCAGCCTTTGATTTCAAATATCTGCCGGAAACAATCCAAAAGATTTCTGGCGATGCAAGCCAGCGGTGGATGCAACGCCCGGTTGAACTGCTGGACATTTGGGATTACTGGGGGCAAAGCGTGCCGAAACATTATAACGCCCCGGCATCGGCCTCGGGCCGCTACTATAGCACGAGTGCAGAAAGCGCATACAAGTTTGAGTTTATGCAACCTGAGTTTGTAGAGCGGCACATCGCTTGGTCCGATGTTTTGATCGAGGGCGATATCCTTTGCCGTGCCCTGAGCCGCAAGAAACGCCTTCCGGTTGTGCACTCGCCGCGTGAGTTTGCCGGTGCGGTGTGGCAAAAAATCAACACTCGCCTTGGTGTTGACGGCAAGGTTCCGCTTGCAGCTTAAAGGCGATCTGGCGAGGGCTTCGGTCCTCGCCAAAAAACTCAATAAAAACAAGCGGTTAGCGGGCGGGGCGCTGTCTGCGCTAAGCGCTTGAAAGCAAAGGACATTTTATACTTGATTGCCTCGCACGGATGGGCTATAAGGAGATAACAGAAAGGAAAGCAGATGAATGATAAACTTAACCTAATCGCCGACGAAATTATTGAATACAGCGACGGCACGTTTCACATTGCGTGGAACGAGGAATACGAAGCGCTAACACCTGAAGAACAACAACAGGTTCAGGACGAAGTATATAAAGAGATTGGGAACTGTGATTGCTGTGGTTGGAATTTTACTATTGATAGTATGGAATACGTAGAAAATGGCGAATACTATTGCTGGCGCTGCTATGAAGATTTAGAAGAGGAGGAAGAGGCATGAAACGTGTCTGGTGCGAATGGGATATTGGACAAGAACGCCTAATCTTCTCAACTGAAGACGCAGCTATTCGTTGGTTGCATAATAATGATACCTTACATGCAATGGCTGCTGACGAAGACTCGGCTTGTTTTGAAAGCTATTTTCAGCGCTTGATTGATGATTGCTACGTCGGGTTGGAGAGCGTTGAATTAATAGAATAAATTCAGGCACTTAGGTGCCTAGGCGCCTCGGCGGTTAAGCTATTGATTTAGAACAGTTCTTTTTGCTTGCAACACCTGTCTAAGTATGCGATAAGAGTTTAACAGCAACGAAAGGAACACGATATGAAATTCTATACAGCCGGTAAAGTTTGGCACGCCCCAAAATTCCAAAATCTGCGCGACACGCTCGGCCTTCCGGTTCAAGCACGTTGGATTGATCTGGACAATGACAGCGATTTTGTGCAGAACCGCAAAGGCGATCTTTGGCAGCTTTGCCTTGAAGATGTGACGCAAAGCGACTTTGTGCTTCTCTACAGCGAGGATTTTGAGGAAGAACAGCGCGGTGCGTTGGTTGAGATTGGTATGGCCTACGGAGTAGGCAAGCCGGTGTATGCGGTAGGTCGCTGCAAAAGCATCTCGCCTAACGGCATTAGCGATGTTGCATTTACGCATCACCCGCTCTGGACGTGGCTTGATACTGACGATCTGTTGATGGGAACCATGCTGGCAATGAATTTGCATCATAATCGGCATCTGGCCCGTTCAGTAGCAGCACTCAACTAGAAAAAACCCTGCTAAGTCAAGCACTTAGCAGGGGCGGCGCTACACGTTCTAAGCGCTTGAAAAGGTACAATTTTTTTATCTTGATTGCCTCGCACAGGTGTGCGATACATAATCAAACGAAGGAGATGCTTATGAAAACCTCTATCAGACAACCACAAGCGTTAGAAGCGTTTAAAATAGCTGAACAACGTTATCGTGAAGAGCGGCAGGCTTACGAGAAAAAAGCCGAAGCGCTTAGACAACAAGAAGAAGAGGCAATAAATGCACTTCCGTGGTATTCGCGGATGTGGGCAGCAAATAATTTCCTTACGGGGTTTAAAGAAGATATACGGGCCATACGCGCTAAAGATGCTGAACGCTATTGCAAAAAACAAATACGCATTCTTCAAACACTTTCGCTTGTCTCCCGCGTATGTCTTTGCCAAAAAGATTTAGAAATACTGCAACAACAATCTGTTTGAAAAAACCCTGCTAAGTCAAGCACTTAGCAGGGGCGGCGCTACACGTTCTAAGCGCTTGATAATAAAGGAAATTTACCTATTGCAGCGCAGGACAAAATAACCTATAAATAACTTAACGCAACAAAGGAATGAGCCATGAAACTCTATGCGATAAGTTATGAAGGTTTTGGGATTACCAAAATTGGTGTCACGCGAGGCAACGTGCAAGCTCGGGCAAAACAAATCGGTTTTCTAAAATCAGACCGGCTGCGTATGGCAAGCATTGAGGTAGAAGACTCTGATGCTGAGACAATTGCGCAAATGTTGGCAGAAAATAAAGGTGGGCGTGCATATGATGTTGTCCTTTCCGGAAACTTTCAAGACCCCGCATCTAAAGAAGGTTTCAAGATGAATAGTGGCCAGACTGAGGTTTTTGCAATTACTTTTCGACAAGCTAAAAGTGTGCTTAGAGAGGTTAAATCACTGCTGCAACATAATAAATGCACAGAAAGCCCTATCCTTAAAATCTCGGGAAGCCGTTTCTATAAATGGGATCGCCTACCTGTTGAAGAAATATAACAAAAACAAGGGGTTAACCACCCCGGCGCCCCCAACGCTAAATAACTGAAAGCAAAAGACATTTTGTGCTTGCTGATAGGTTATTTTATATGTTATAAATAATTATCGACAGGGAGATACGAGGCAGCACCGGCTTCCGCCACCTCTGACACCCTAATGGCCAAAGGTTGCCAGCATCAAGTAGAGGGTTCGCGAGTCTCGCCCCTGTCGACATAAACAAAGGAAAACAGCATGGCTATATATACTGGAATTTTTGGCGATACGTGGATGGGCATTTATCAGGACGATGTGCTAGTCTATCAAGGCCATAATATCGACTGGAATGATCTTCTAAAACTGGTAGAGCATACCGTAATTGAATATTTTGGTCGCTATGACTGTTGCCTCAACTGGTTGGATAATCGGGGAGATCTGCCTGAAAAGCTGGAGGATGTGCACATGCCCTACAGGGGAGTTTCAATTCCGTTTCACGAATACCTAGAAAAAACAGGCACTTAGGTGCCGCAGCGCCTAGGTAGCTAACACGTTGAACTTAAACAAAACTTTTCGCTTGTATGCTGCGCGTAAATGTGAGATAAAACATTAACAGAAGGAGAAGCAAATGAAAAAGATTGATGGCGTTGAATGCTATGGCAAGCTGGAAGATGATAGCAACTTTGAACTTGTCTGTGAAGATGAAGAGCATGACGGTGTTTGGTGCAATGGCAATCCTGATAGCCCAGACTTTACTTTTGATAGCTGGGAGCAGGTGGTTGAAACGCTGAAAGCGTATTATGACGCCACCATCATCGAAATTCATGCAGTATAAACAAGGGGTTAACCACCCCGGCGCCCCGCGGGCTAAGCGCTTGAAAATAAACAGAGAATTAGACTGCAAATAATGACTAAGTGGTTGTAACTAAAGGATTCTTTTCTCTTGCTGACAGCTGATTTTTATCGTATAAATAATTTATCAGAAACAAGCCAGATAAGGAGATCAACATGGCTGAACGTAAAGTGAACTACACCGAAGCAATGGTCGCGCAGGCGGTCGAAATGTATGAACAACTCGGCAACGAGGGTATGGACGAAATCGCTGAGGCTCTTGGCCGCAGCGTGCGCAGCGTCCGGTCCAAGCTGGTCCGCGAGGGCGTCTATGTGGCCGCTGAAAAGCCGATCAAGCAACCCAAGGTTGAGGGTCCGACCAAAAAGGAACTGCTCACCGAACTGGAAGCTCTGGTCGATTTTCCGGTTGACGGCCTGATGGGTGCTACAAAGGCGGCTATCTCTGCGCTGATTACAGCGTTTACTCCCGCTGAGGTTGAAAGCGAAAGCGAGGTTGACGAGGCAGCCTAAAGATGCAGGGGGCGGGATCACTCGCCCCCTAACCAACCTGAAAAAAGTGTTTATAAACAAGCACTTAGGGCCGGGGGCGCGCTAAGCGCTATCTCATTGATAACGCTTAGTTTTTCTACTTATAAGTTCCAGAAATCATGCGCACTGCTTCGGCAACATCGCGCATTGCAATTGATGTATCAAGCCGAGCCAGGCACATCAAATTGTAAACAGCAGCGTCAGTTTCATACTGAAAATGCTGCCCATCTTCAGCTTCAAATACTCGTTGTTCTTCCACACGACTAGTTACTGAGTTGTAAAGGTCGATAGCGTCCATTGTCATCTCCTATTGTTGATGACCTTTTATCGCACAGCACAGCCATACATGCAAGAGAAAAAAAGCCAATAAAATCAAGCACGTAGTGCTGTAGGCGCCGCCACCGCTAAGCCATTGAAAACACGCAATATTTGCTGGCAACAGTCCACTCAAAGCCACATTCTGCGGTGCGCTAAGCCATTGAAATCATTGAGCTTTTGACCACCCCTCAGCAGCGCTGACACGCAGTCAGCGCCAGTACAAAGTCGAAAACCGAAGTGCAAGGTCGAAGTGAATTTATGATGTAGTATCAATGCATTGTAAGTGTATGCGCACGCACCGCTAAGTGCATGAAAACGTTGCATTTGTTGCAGCACTGCAGCAATTGAATCAGCGCGTGCGCGCCAGCGCAAGTGCAAAGTCGAAAATCTACGGGTGTGCGTGTATTTGAGTGCATAGTCAATGACTTAGTAGTGTATGCGCTAAAGAATTGAAAACATTGCACCAGTACACAACCTACAATTGTGTACAATGCGCTTAGCGCCAGTATTATAGTGCCAAACCTATACCATAGTCAAGGGTAAAACTGCAGTGCATGCACCACAACGTCAAGTCTAAGGAAAACAAATGAATCTATTATTAGTAGCTTATCTTATGCTAGTAGCATTAATAGTACAATATATGTACATAGCTAGTGGTGGGCAAGCAGATATGCAGCATGCAATGTTAATTGCATTGCCGGTAGCAGCTATACTACCGTTAGCTTGCATAATACATGCAATATTTGGAGATGAATGGGAAGTATGATCAATCTGTACATAACTATTGGTTTGATACTAGCATTACCGATTACTATTATAGGCTTTATAGTAGAAGGAGGAAAATCTCCTGGCATTGCATTATTTATGGGTCTTATGATAGGAATGATGTGGCCAATGCTTATTATTCTATGGGTCATAGAATGTTATACAGATAGCGATTAGCGCCAGTAGCATAGTGCAAAGCCTATACCATTGTCAAGTGTGAATTGAAAGTACATTCTGTCAGTTGTCAAGTCTATGTAAAGTGTTAGCTACCCCACGCTGTGCCACTTCGTGGCATAACGATATAGCACGAAAATCAATATAACATTTGCTGAATGGTTACGTATGTGCTATTATCAACTAAACAAAGGTATACAGCATGAAAAAATATAGCATAAGCATTTATTCATCTAACACACACTCACTAATAGAAACTATTACTATGCAGGCAGGCATCTATTTAACCAAATGTGAATTCTGCTGCACATTGTAGACAACACTATGAAAATGCCTATGTAGCACGTATAGAGACTGCCTAGCTGTCGCACTGCGTGCGATAGCTGTGCCACGCAGTGGCGCAACGCATAAAAAAATTCGCTATGGCGTATGCCTAGCGGGTTTCTTGTGTTTATAATAAGAAATGATTAAAAAATACTAAAAAAGGTAAAATTTTCATTGTGCACCCAAAAAAATCAGCTACATCAAAATTTTAATTGCTGCCGTTGGCCAGCGCTGTGCCACTACGTGGCGCGTGGTGAAATGAAGCATGAGACTACATGTCAGCGTTACGAATGGCTTTCAGCCATACGTTACAGCAGCACGCACGCTCCGCGTGCAAAAGATCGCGTTCATCACTGCATACGCGTTATAGCACTACGTGCTGTGCTACTCAATATTGCAGCGCACTACGTGCACAGCGCTCTCCGCGTTATAGCACGATGTGCACCGCAGCTCATACTCCGTATGCAGTGTTGAACGCTTGGAGAGAGGGCTTGATTAGCTTTTGAACAGCTTGTGTTAGCGCCGTGATCGCTGTCACTTTTTTTTACGGCGTGAACTAATACTAACATACCTGTATCATCAGGGCAATGCCTATTTTCTAACACATATGATAGACGGTGTTAATAATGCTTTGTGATTTTTTCCATGCGGATCGACGCGCAGTCCGGTTCGCCGTCTACGATTTCGAAGATGATGCGGTGGTCTGTCTTTCCGTAGAAACCTCTTTGAGAAAAACGCCAAATCACTGATGCGCCCTTCCCAAAATCGGCTCCAACCAATTCCACCGTTTCCCGCTCCGGGCGGACGCGATAGGCGAGTTCGTCGGTCCAAATGGGACGCTGCGCCGTCCAGACAGGCGCCGGACAGTCAGGTGTGCCCCTTGGGCGGCAGAACTCAATCACCTTCCCCTCATGATGCGCCAAAAGCAGAGCGCCCTTTTCCTCGGGCGTCATGTCGCGCCATAGTTTCGGCTCAATGGTCAAGGTGGTATCCTTGCTTTGAAACGCTTCTCGCTCTTGTGGCGTCATGTCTGCCCATTTCTTTGGCTCGTCAATCCATTCGGCTACGAGGTCGTTGGGGGTTTCGCGGAGACTGTTTGCTCTGCCGGTGGCCACATACCAAATCGAAAGAATGCTGCCCTGCTCTCCACAAAGCTTGGAATGGGTGGGTTTGATTTGCATCGGCCCGACCTTACGGCCATCGCGGGTGCGGTAGTATTTGCCTTCTTCAATTTTCATGCTTCAAACTCCACTTCTGATACGTATTTTTTGATCAAGCTGATTAACCATTCTCTATCCTTGAACGGATGGCGATTGCCTCTCGCCAGTCACAAGTTCCTGGGTCGATGATTTTTGTGGAAATACCACTTGCAATGTACCCAGAGTTCAAGACTTTCCAACTCTTATTTCCCGCATACGGTTTTGCATCATGCATCCAAACACTGCCATCTTCATCCCGTGTGACCGCAACAATATGATCTGCCAGTGCGCCCCAGTAATGAACGATAAGCGGAGTGGGCTTGGGTTTTGCTACGCGGTAGACGGCGTTAGGATACCAACCTTCATGGTACTTGGGTGTCCACTCATTACAATGACCGAAGCATTCATAAGGCCCGCCATGCGCAATCAGTGCTTCCGCTGTTTCCGGGTCCAGCTGTCTAAGCAGGCCAATCGGCGTTGTGATGTTTGTTAAATCGCTCATGTCTTGTACTCCAGCTTTGTCATGCGTTCCAGAATGCCGATGGGGTCAGCGCTTTTCCAAAAATCGGCATCGCTTGAGACACGGGCGACCTCGGCGGCGGCACGGATGGCATAGGTGGCATAGGCGGCGGCATAGGCGGCACGAGCGACAAAACGAGAGGCGGCACGAGCGACAAAACGAGAGGCGGCACGAGCGGCTTCGGTGGCTTCGTTGGCAGCATCGGCAGCAAAACGAGCGGCTTCAGTGGCAGCACGGGCGGCAGCACGGGTGGCAGCATGGGCGGCATCGGTGGCTTCGGTGGCAGCACGGGCGGCTTCAGTTGCAGCTTCGGTGGCAGCACGGGCAGCGGCACGGGCGGCTTTTTCAGTTCGCTCCTTACACATCACCCGCCACTCACCGCCAAAGCCTTTTTCATCGGCAATGGGCTGCAGCTGAGGCAGTGCAGTGCCCCACATCCAATCCATCAGGACGCCAAGACGCTCACGCTCTTGATTGCGCCCAGTTCCGACTGCCGTTGGAAGCCACGCCTTGTATCGCGCAGAGTTACGCATGTCGTCGGGCATGGCGTCTTGCAGGGTAATCGTAGCTATGCCAAGAACCACGGACATGCAGTCTGGAATATCATCTGTAAACTTACCAGAAATGGCGAGGTTGATAGCGGCAATGGAACACGCGCCTTCCTTGCTTCCTATGCCTTTTGGCAGTGTGTGTGTTGCAAGGTATCGCTCCAGCTTCTCGCGGATTTCAAGAGTATAAGTAGTCATTATATTTTTTCCAGTTCTTCAATTTCCCTAACGCACCCCCAGAACAAGCAATGCGCGCGATCTTCTATTTCACCGTTTTCGTGGTCATATACTTCTGCGTAATTTACGATGATTTTCACCGCTTTCGCCAGCTTGGCCTCTGCTTCCATTTTTTTCTTAGTTTTGGCAAGAGCAATGTTGTGAAAATGGTTTACTAAGTCCTCCAGTTCCACGAGTAGATAAGCGGCGTCTCTCTGCATACTTTCATCAGCAATGCCTTTCTTAAGACATAGCGTTAGATAGGTATAGTCGTCACTCATCTCTCTCATCTCCTTTGTTTCCGTGCGAGGGTGGTCTGCATGGCCCTTCCGCCTCTTCGCCCCATGCGGCGAACTGGTCCTTCTATTGAGGTAATTCTTCCCGCCAGTGAACGCCGCAGTTTGGGCATTCCCACTTGACAATGTCGCCGCCTGGATAGCCATCATGTTGACTGCCTTCCTTTGCGTCAGGGTGAATGCCGCGCTTTCCCATGTCTTCGCGCCACGGATCGTCTTTTGTGCAGGTGTGCCAGCGTAGGTCGGTGATCTGTTTCATCTCTCTCATCTCCTTTGTTTTTGTGCGGGGGTGTCGTCCGCAATCTCTTATTTCATGTATCCAGCTTTGATTTCAGCAATGCGCTGCTCCAACTCTGCGTCTGCGTTTTGCCTAACAAATCGCCGCTTAGGTTTTGTCGGCGGCAAGGATATGTTTCTCGTGCGACACACCGGGCATGATGCAAAGGGGCCAATGTCACACGTACATTCAAGGTCGCCTTCCAGATCGTCACTCATCACTCTCTCCTTTCCTGCGCTGCCAGCAGGGCAAACGCCAGAACAAACGGGATTGCGTATTTTACGTCAACTTTCATCGGTCTTGTCCTTCTCGATCAGGGCGAGGATATTTAGTGCAACCCGTGTTGCATTGATTTCTGGCAAATCGGAAACGTGCCTCGCCACTTCCTTAATCGCCTCCTCATGTGCCTCACGCTTTACCTGCTCCAGCGCGGCCTTGGCGTCGTCTGAGGTGCGGGCGCGGATTTTGTCGGCGTCATTCCATGCGAGAGCCAGTTGCGTGTGTGCAAACTGAAGCCCTATTTCCATCCTTCTGAATTTTGAGGCAGGGATAGGCGCAGGCCGATCCGTACAACCCGTGCAGATTTTCGCCGCGTCCTCGTAAGCCGCCGCAACAAGAGTGTCTCGCTCACCCTGCAATTCCGCGAGGCGGTCGGCGCAATCTTCCAAGATAGCCTGACCAGTCTCAAAGGAGCCTTCATCGCACAGACATTTTGCGGCCAAACGCGCATCATCTATTAGTTTTTGAAGGTCATTCATCTCTCGTCTCCTTCGCTTCTGTGCGTGGATGCCGTTCTCGAACAGTATGCTCGTATTTTGCATCAATCTTCATACCCTCTACTACAAGCTATACATGCAGCAATGACTCCAAAAAACAGTGAAGTTGTTGCTTCAGTAATAGACCCACTGCAATATAATGCGCCTGACATAAGTAAGAAAATAATAGCCATAAAAGCAAATAGCACTGAGTTCACCACGTAACCTCTTTGTTGAGTTCGTCAGCTTGTACCGCTTGTAGTGCGTGTAGTAGATGCAGCGCTGCTTTACGATCGTGCGTCCAAAGCAGTTCAGAAATGCTCATTGCATTGCGACTGCCTAGTTCATCTAGCAAAGTAGCATCAGAGGCACTAAGCTGTTCT